ACCCCGCGAGCCGGCCCGGTGGAGGGCGCGCGGGCCGGGACCTGTCAGACCCAAACTGCTCGCGCGCGTTCTTTTTACTGCGTCGACTTGGTCAGCGCGCCGGTGCCGGTGATCTTCACGTTGCGCATGGCGGCATCGGCGGTCGGCCCCTGGATCTCCGCATCCGCGAAGTAGCCGGCGCCCGACCAGCGCTCCTTGCCCGAACTGGTGCCCTCGGGGTCGAAGCGAAAGAGTGTCTTGGTGCGGTTGGTGATGGCGGTGTCGATCTCGTCCTGGGCGGCGTCGCTCGAGACGTAGAGGTACTCCATGTCGGCATCCCAGCTGCGGATTCCGGGGATCACTTCGTGGTCCCCGGCCGAGGCGTGGCTGGTGGCGTCGATCATGTCCGTCTTGATGCGCGCGGTGAAGTTGCGCATTTCGCCATACTCGCGGTAGTTGGCGCCCGCATCGATGGATCCGTACAACCTGCCCAGATACCCGGCAATCGCTTGGGTCGGCATGTGCTTCCTCCTTGATTTGCCTTTCGCTCACCCTGGCAGAGCCGGGGCTGTCACACTTGTGTGCGCGGATTTGTTTCGCGGCGCCGCGCCCCGCCGCCCACCCCCGGGCCCGGGCCCGGGGGCTGAAAACGCCTTATCCTGTGACCCGCCGCGCGTGGACCTTCACCGCGGTGGTGGTGCCGGCGGAGAAATCCACGTAGACCTTGCCGATGTCGGTGCCGCTCTTCTGGTTGAAGATGTCGGGGTCGAGCGGACCCAGGATGCCGCGCTTGAGGGTGGCGACGGGCACCGCCACGTCCAGGGTGCGGCCGTGAGAGCAGGCCACGCTCACCCCGGTGACGGTGCGGGTGGAGCCGTCGCCGTTGTGGATGATCAGCTCGGTGCGGCCGTCGTTGTCAAACATCATGCCGTTGGCCTGGTCGGCGTTCACGTCGGTGAGCTCGGCGCCTTTGTTCTTTCCCACTTCCTGCAGGGTGATGTTGGTACGCGGCATTCGTGTTCCCTCGCTTTCGCTCGGTCCATCCCCGGCTTATGCCGGGGACTTCTCCGTTTTTTCGTTTGCGGACGTCTGCACGTCCGCAGAATCTTTCTCCGCTGCCGGCACGGCCGGGGCTTGCGGCGGCGGAGCCACCGCGGTGGCCGACACAGGCTCCACGGCGGGCTTCTGGGAACCTTTGGGCCCTGCGGCCCACATGTTGCCGGCGGGGGCTACGGCGGGCGACACGGGCGCACGCGGGCCGGCCAGGTGCATCACCGGGTCCACCTTGGCCGCCTGGGCGGCCTCGGCGTGGCGCGCCTCCCACTCCGATTCGGGCACGGCCAGGCCGTCGCGGACCCAGCCCTCCGTTACCTCGCTCGGCTGGTAATAGCCGGCGGGATAGCGCACCGAGTGTCCGGGTGCGAGCTCGAGCGTGCGGCCGTGCAGCAGGTACACCCGCTCGCCATCCTTCATGCTCTCCGGCTTCGCAGCGCTCTTCTTCATGGCGTCACTTTTCCGTGGTGGGATCGTTGAAGACCGTGGCAAAGGTCACGCGAAAGTCCGCGGTAGCGATGGCCACGTTCTCGTAGGCGGGCTCGACCTCCCACTGGATCTGTGCTTCCTGGAGCCCCTTGACCGACCCCAGCGCCTCGCAGGCCGCAAACATGGCCTGCACCGCGTAGACCAGCATGGGATCGAGCGCGGCATCCATCGGCGCCTCGCCCGCCATCAGGCACTCCAGCCGCACCATCAGCTCGTGATAGGTGGTCTTGGGCCCTTTGCGGTCGGGCGTCGACTCCATGGCGAACACCACATAGGCCGGCAGCTCGGTGGAGGCGAAGGCTTCCACCCGGGTGCGATAGGCGGGGCCGGGCTTCTCCGCGCCGGCGTTCATGGCGACCACCAGGGCCGACAGGATCCGTTCCCGCACTGAGGTTCCGATTGGCATGCGCTTCGCTCACCCTTTTTGCAGCTCTGCCTGGCTGAACATCCCGTCATCGAGCTGGCGCGTCCACTTCACCTTGTAGCTCACGCCCTCGATCTCCACCGCCACTCCAAAGACCAGACCGGGCAGCTCGGCCGTGATGTACGTCATCCGCGGAAACCCGGCGACCTGGCCGGGCTTGGAGAGCGAGCTGAACTGCTCGACCTCCTCCGGATAATCCAGGTGCACCAGCGCCGAGCCCACCGCGGTCACGGCCTGCTTGCCATCCCGCACGAAGATGGCCGCATCCGCGGTGGAGAAGGGCGCCATGGCTTACTTGGGCGACTCGGCCATCTTGGCTTCGATGGCCTCGACCAGCTCCGCCTTGGTGGAGTGCTCGCTCAGCTCCAGGCCCAAGGAGGTCCCGCGCGCAATCAACTGCGCCTTGTTCAGCTCCGCCAGCGGGGCCGACTTCTCCTCGATGGCCTCGACCATCTGCGCCTTGGTGAGGTGCTCGCCCAGCTCCAGGCCCAGCCCGGCGCCGCGCTCGATCAGCTGCGCCTTGCTGAGGTCCGCGAGCGAGGTGGCATCGTCGCCCGAGGCCGGAGACTCCTCGCCGCCATCGGCCGCGACGGCGATGCCTTTGCGAACCAGGTCCTCGGCCACCTCCGGCTCGAATCCGGCAACCTCGCCGGCGTTGTACGCGCCGCTGTGCTTCACAAAACGAACCGATTTCAACGCCATGCCCTACCTCCTTGGCTTGCCGTTTTTTAGCGCCGCCTGGCGCTCTTCCGCCGTGGCGTACGGAAATCCGCTGAACGTGCCCACCTTCTCCGGCTCGGCCGGCGCGGTCTCGGCCGGCGGCCGCGGCAGCACCGGGATCCCGCCGACTTCAAGTTCGCAGGCGGTCCCATCGGCCACCAGCTGGGCCACCAGCTCCGGCATGAAACCGGCAACGTCGCCCGCCTGGTAGAACGGGCCGGCCACGTTGCGCGGCTTCAAGAATTGGACGGGCTTCAGCATCGCTTTTCGCTCCGCTCATCACCCCGCGCCAAAGCCCGGGGTTGCTTACTCGCCGGGGACCGGGCTTACTCCGCCAAGCCCCCGACGCCTTGCGTTACATCTCCCGCTGTTCGGCTAGGAGAGCGAGTCCTGCCCGCCGAAGACGAAGACGGCGGCCAGCTCCGCGGTGTCGACCGAGCCGGCGTTCAGGTCCGGCGTGTACTTCAGCCGGATGTAGCGCTTGCAGCCGGCCAGGTCCTGGCTGTACTTCTGGACCCCGCGCAGGGTCGAGCCCGAGCCCGAGTCGGTGGCCACGACGACGTCCGCCGGCGCGACCAGGTTGGTGGCGTCGGAGAGGTTCGAGGCGTCGCCGTGCTCGAGCTTCACCGTCTTGAGGGTGAGGGTCTTGCTGGCGGCCAGCACCGCCTTCCAGGCGATGAGGATGGCCACAGAGAGCGGGTGGTTGTAGAGGGTGGTGTCGATGATCTGGCCGACCACCTCGGTGTTGTCGCCGGTGCCGGCGGCGACCGCCGTGGCGATGTCGCTGGCCCGCTCCTGCGTGATGTAGGACCCAATGTTGTGTGCGCGTCCGAAACTCATGTTCTTCCACCTCGAAGCTAGATTTTTCCCTGCCCTGCTTAAGCCTTTGGATCTCCTGCAGGCCCCGCTGTGATTCGCACCAGCACCGCCGCCAGCACTACGATCGCCACCACCACCAGGGCGGCAAACACGCCGACCCGGATCGCGCCCTGCCCCGCCAGGATGGCCAGCACCCAGAAGAACAGCCCCCAGGCCAAGGCGTTGAAGCGGCCGGTGGGGACGGGAATGGCCGCCAGCAGGAAGCAAATCAGCGCCACCACCATCAGCAGAACCGCGATCGTCACGCTGAACCTCCTTGCCCTTCCCGGGCGGCGCATCCGTTTTTGACTGGCCGCCCGGACCTTCGTTAACTTTCTAGCCGGGCCCTACAGGCCCCGGGGCTTTAGGACCACTTCACGACCTGCATCACCGCCACGCTCTCCACGTGGCGCATGGCCAGGTCGTGCTCGACGATCACCTTCACCACGGTCTCGTCGCGGCCGAAGGCCGAACGCAGGGTGCCGGTGCCGTCGTCGTAGCTGGCCTCGCTCGAGACCTCCAGCACCATCATGGGCACGTCGCCGATGACCACGTCCGCGAAGTCGGCGAAGTAGATCTCCGACTCATCGGACCCGCCGCCCAGGTTCTTGGGGACCAGAGTGGTGGCGCGGAAGGGGTAGCCCAGCAACTTGCCCGCGTTGATCTCCTCGCGGAAGGCGAAGTTGCCGTTCGCGTCGCGGACGAACTCCAGGTAGCGCTTGCTACGCGGGTTGAGGATCCAGGCCGGGCGCAGCATGCGCACGTTGCCGTCCTCCAACAGCCCCTTGAGCTTCTTGAGGTCGTCGGTGACGTTGGCCAGGTTGATGGTGGCGTTGGCGTTGAACTTGTTGGCCGCCACGCACCAGTTGAGCAGCCCCTTGGGGGTGTAGGAGGTGCCGTTGGCGCGGATGAAGGCCGAATCCTCCGCCTGGGCCACCGCGCGCAGCATGTCGTCGCGCACGATGGTATCCGCCGCCACCGAGGCGTAGCGGATCAGGTCGTTGGAGATGGGCACCAGCGCGGCCAGCTTCTTGGCCGTGAGCTTCACCTGGCGCATGGTCACTTCCGTCTTCGGCATGTTCTGCTGCTCGCCGATGTAGCTGGCGGTCGCGCCCCCGGCGATGCCGGACATGCTGAGCGACCCGTTGGGCAGGGGCGCCAGCGTGGGGTTGAGCGAGCGCACCGCCGTCTGCGGCGTGAGCAGCTCGATGAAGTCGGCGGAGAGCGTTTCCGGGATCAGGAAGCCCCCGGCCGAGCCGGTGGACGCCGCGAGCGCCAGGTACTTCGAGGCCAGCGGGTCCTTGAAGATGTCGGAGGCGAAGCGCGCGGCCGCGCTCACGTCGCCGCGGGCCTTGGCCAGCGAGCGCATGATGGTGCCCAGGACCAGACCCTTCGGCCGCTTGTCGGCGGCGTCCACGGTCACCTCGACCGCGGCGCCGGCGGGCGGCATGGGCCGGGCGCTGGCCTGGAGCCCGGAGAGGATCTCCCCCTGGACGTCCTGGACGCTCTTGTTGGCCTTGATCCAGCCCGGGGCCTTCTCGGCGCAGCCGTGAGCCAGGGCCAGGGTGAGGATCTGTGCCGCGCGGGTGTTGGTGGCCTGCTCCACGGCGGCGGAGTCGGTTACGGTCGTGTCGGACATGGGTCGAACCTCCATCTTTCTCTCGGCTGTCGCCGGAATTGGTGTGCCTGCCGCGATCGGGGTCTGCGCGGAACTGCCGGCGCTCGCAGCGGCCGCCGGCATCACAATCGGACTGGAAG